TTGCAAAATCTTCAAAGACTTCGTGTGGTAACTTTGCCATAATCTCTCCTATCTAGTATATAGTCAAAAGAACTCTTCTACGACTTCTAGTAACCTTCTACATTGTTTATTCACCAAGTAAGGAAATACCTTACCCTTGTTGGCATGTGGTGCCTGTTTATTGAAATGTTCTTTTATATCTATAACCAATTTATCTGGACATTTTGTGAGATCAATCATACGTTCGTTGCGTTGGAAGTTGCGAACAACCTCTTCGCCCATTGCATTTATATCCTCAGTCAACGTCGCTTTCTTCTTGGCACTCATTACACCCTGTCTACGACCTTCTACAAAGACCTTATCGTCAGATAGAACATTAGGCACACCATCACTGGTATCACCTTTCAATATATGTTCCAACAGAAATCCTCTTGGATCTTCCTCTTTGATAAACTTTTTTGTCATAGGGGAATACTGTTCTACGTTCTTGTATTTCTGTAATTGTGCAAAGTCCTTATCGGCAGATACAATCATTATATCCTCATATGCACCGAATTCCTGTGTACCGATAACGATCTGTGCAATGCAGTCATCTGCTTCAGTACCCCAGACTTTCATAGTGCGGTATGGAAAGTTCTCGGTAATCTCATCAAATACCATATTGGTAATCTCAAATAACCGTTCCCAATCCACACTAGAATCGTCGCGTGTTTTCTTTCGATTTGCCTTGTATTCTGGAAATACGTCTTTTCTCCAGTTACCGCCAGCATCAGTTATAACGACTATATCGCCATAATCTTTAAACTTTTGTTTATACATTCTAATCGTGTTCAAGATCATGTGTCGAATCATATCTTCGTTTTCACCTAATCTTTGTGCCATTATATTGCTTATAGCAATACCATTATAATCTAGTAATATCATACACGCATTATACCAACTGATTCGTTAGTTGTCAAGCACTACAACACCTTCTGCAATCAATCTTTCTCGATTTGCCATATGTTGTGCTTCTAGTTCCTCTTTAGATCCACCGTAGTAGTCTACTGCATGTCCTTCTTCGATTAGAACCTGAGTAACCAGTCTACCGTCTGCAACTCTGAAATCACCTAGAACTCGACCAAACTTACCACGTTCGTCTTCTCCGTGACGATCATCTGTGGTAACAAGTGTACAGTCTTCTTCTAATAGTGCTTGTAGTCTATACTTGGCGGCAAGACCAAACTGTTTCTCAACTAAGTCTCTGGTACGTGATTCTGGGGTGTCTATCCCCATGATCCGTACTCGTTCGTTCTTTAACCAGATACCAAATCCTAGATCGATATCTACGTCAACTGTGTCTCCATCGACAACCTTGACTAAATCTGCGTTATATTCTGTAGGCATTTTTATACTCCGAAACTCTCTCCGCAACCACATTGTGCGGTTGCATTTGGGTTAATTACTTTTAGATATGATCCACCCAGTTCTTCTACATAATCAACTGTACAACCAAACACAAACATCTCTGCCATTGGATCTAACCAGAGGTTTTCTACTGTGGGTTCTGCGTCTGTGACACCCCATTCGTATTGAAAACCACTACACCCACCACCTTTTACTGCGAGAGATACGTTTGGTTTTCCTACTTTCTTCAAGTATGTTTTTGCGTTTTCTGTAATCGATATAATCATTTTAATCCTGTCACGTGTTTACTGTGTATCTTACATCCGATGAATTCATTATAATACTCATCATTTAGTAGTACATTCCTATCAAACTGTTCTTTTGCTTCTAGGTAACTCATCTCGCCCTTAGTCTTACACAAATGGATAATCTCCCTGTGGAAGTTATCTTCACCATGTTCTACCAGTAATTGATTTACTAACTCACTCGAACCATAATACTTCATCCAATCAGATTCTTTGCGTACCACTCTTTTGCGTGTTTTGCCTTTGAGTGGCGGTTTCCGTGTAACCGACCAAAACTTCTTCTTGCCGACATACTTCTTATCGTTCCGTTTATCTGTTATAACGTAAACGAAACCCTCAATATCATCTGGTGCGTCTGTAAATTCAATATCATTCATATACCACATACTAGTATATAGTGGTTTAGAACCAATCACTTGGTGTACTATTTATCAGTTCTTTGGGTTTTAATCCATCCTCAAACATAAAAGAAGCGATGACTCTGTCAGAATCTTCGTTACCACACCACGAATGTGGTACTTTTGTATTGATTATAAGAGGGGTATCCATTGGTACAAACTCATAGAATGCTTGTTGCCAAGGATATTCGTTACTCGTTTTACCGTCTATGATTTTTATTTTAGGTTCTTTATATACTGACAAGTCTGTGGTAAGACCACATATAAAGTCACCTGTACTGTCTACTTGAATAGGAACATTCAGTGTTGTGTATCTAGACTTGTCTGTGTGTATTTTTGCGATAGAGACTTCTGGATCAGATATAGCAAACACTATACCTTGTATTTTTGCTTTGAAGTATGGTTGAAACTTATCATTTAACGATTTGCAAACAATCATCTTCAGTGATGGTTCTACACAAGGAATATCATCATAATCTTTTGTCTGTATGTCATTCCATTTGTCTTTTAGTAGATCCAACAACTCTATTGGAAAGTTATTTAGACGCTTATACCTCATCTTCTGAATCTACTAATAGTGCATTTGTCTCGTATCCACACATTGGACAAAAATCTGGTTCTTCGTCTGATTGTATGCGAGTTTCTACGTCACAATGTAAACAAGATGTTTCCCAGATATCCATTAAAAGTCTATCTCACATGCTCCACCAGCACAGGCAATTGCACCCATAGTGTCCACGTCTGTGTATTTCTTTTCTGTCAAATCTGTCTCCCATTTGATTCCTTGAAAGTTCTTATTGATCTTCTCCCACTTATGTAGCAAATGTGAGTCTTTCAGACAATACTCTGCTTTCTTTACATCACCGTCCAAATAATTGATTGCAAAATTATTAAAACGACGAATCCAATCACGCTTAATACTATTAACCGAGTTATCCAACGTGAGATCGTCACCGTACCCTTGAGCAGTTGCACAAGCAGACCATAGATTATCAAAAGCACTAAGAGCATCAACCACAAGACCACTAGCGAATATAGCACTAGTTCCATAATTCTTTACCATTTCTTTTGCCGTAATTACACTGGTGTTAGGTGCTTGATTAAAGTCCTTATCACCCATCATTGAAAGAAACGAAATTCCAGCAAATGAATGTCGGTTCTTAAATACATATTCTTCTACTTTGTGCCAGTCGTCTACAAGTATGGTGTTTGACACATTATGTCGCACCCCCTTGTCTGCACAGAGTTCTTCGTTTGTGCCAGCATTTACCCAATACTCTTGAACCAGTTTTACCTTCTCAAGATGGTCAACACCAACAAGATCCTCTTTTACATAAGAACCTTTCTTTGGTACAATAGGGAAAGACACAACTACGTCTGATCCTGTCGCACTCCACACACTGTCTTCGACCATGTATGGATTTGCACGTTGTATTGCCTGAGTTACCTCAGAGTCTTTCGTCATTTGGACGTTCCGTATATACATGTTTGAATGTTCTGCATGTATGCCAGATGCGGTTTGTAACAGAACGGATGCGTTCCCAGATGGTTTAACACAAGTAGTACGAGCGGCAGGATTAATGCCAAGTAATGCGGCAACTTCACGATTGACTTCCTTTACTATTTTAGCACCTTTTTGTAGAATCTTTTTATCAAATAACACTTCTGGATTATTCATCCAACCTGTTATAGAACAACCAATAAGTGCTTCTCTGGAAAAGATATCTTTTGATATTTTGTCTAGAAATTTAAAGTCAGTGTAACCTGCCTGTAGTGTTCCCAGAATAGATGCGGCACGACATGCTTTATAGAAGTCTTCGGGTGTGTGACACATACCACCATTGATCTCGGTAAGGTTACAACCTTGCCAACCTGACTTACCTTTTATCTGTGGAAACATACCAATCTCTACACAAGGATTGGTAGTATGTTCTGTACTCTCAACGAAAACAAAACCTGGTTCACCAAATTCTTTTACTGATTCCATGATGTGACTGAACTGT